AGTAGTATTACACTATTTTCCATGTTTTTCATTTTGAGTTTTAACATTATGGCATTCTGTACAGAGCACCTGCAGATTATCTATTTCACAAAATAATCTTTCTATAAATTCTCCAAGATCATTAGCAGATCTAAGACTACCAGCAGGTTTAATATGATCTACATTAATTTTCTTATCAGGAAACCATGATAGACATTCAGCACACTGATATTCAAATTTCTGTCTCTTTAATGGACCCTTATAAGCCCTACGAGCTTTCATCTTACATTGTGTAATAGGTTTCCAAAATCTAGACTTCTGTCTAAGAGCACTTCTAATAAAACTCCAAAATGCTGAATCAGTCATTGTTCCTGCATTTCTAGTTTTTACTGCTGCTCCTTTTCTAGGGGCTATTTTCTTTTTAACCATTTCTTAATTTTTTATCTAAGATAGGAACTAATCTGTCTCTTACAGCTTTAGCACCAAAATCTTTTATTGAATCAGATACATCCTTACTCATAGGTAAGACTGTAATTTCTATAAAGGGATACTTCTCTTTGTACTTTTTCATTGACTCCATACCTGGTTCATCATAATCAAACAACATTATAATCTTATTGAATCTGTTTTGTAACTCTTCCATAAGATCTTGTTTAATCATAGTGTTCTCACTATCAGGAGCTATTACATCTATCTCAAGTTTGAGAGACTTGATTGCCATTACATCTTTAAGACTTGAAGTGATGATAAGATTCTTGTGTCCTTGTAGTTGTTCCCAACCCTGGACATAGTTTCCCACCTTAATAAACTTCTTATCTAAAGTTTTGGGCTGGTAGATTTTATATAGAGTACCATCTTCTTTAAAATAACCATATAGATAGAGACCTTTAATACAAAGCTCGTCTTCATCTTTGGTCATACAATAACTTTCTAGTGGCTTCACATTGTGTGCCTCAAGTAGTTTAGATCCAATATTGAACTTAGTCCATAAATATTGATCTTGGGTACTCCACTTTCTAACTATAGAGCTTGTCACTTTATATCTAGAAGCTTTCTGAAACTTTTCTATATCATATCCTCCATTGTTATGAAGAACATAATCATTATATTTTTCTACTATTAACTCACATGCTTTATGAAATGATAGATCTGTTATATCTTTTACAAAATCTACAGCACTACCTCCTTTGCCTGTTGAGAAATCTTTATACCTATAGATATTACTCTTGTCAGTATAAATACACATGCTAGGAGTACGTTCTTTAGGATTAAATAAAGACTTAATCTTCACATCTTGGCCTGTAAGTTTTTCTTTAAGTTTACAAAAGTGCTCAAATATAAAAGACACTGGTATATCTTTTACATCATGCACTAGATTCTTTGTGTTGAACATACAGATTCTTTTTAAAAAATAAGGGGAGAAGTAGAAACTTCCCCCCGTTTATTTACTAAAACTAGAAATTAAAGATTAAAATCATCATTAGCTGGTTCAAAACCACTCACTGCTTTAGATACTAATGGAGAGAAATGATACTTGTTTGTTTTATCAAACTTGTTCAATTTACTTTCATCAGCAGAACAAAACTTGTACTTAGGTAAAGACAATCTTACAATTGTTTTTCCATTATACTCATCTTCTTTACCTGCCAAAAACCAATATATATCATTGCCTTTAAGAATAGCAACAGCTGCATCCACCCACTGTTCAATAGATGTAATATTAGCATTCTTAGATAGAGCATCAATCTCTTTCCTAAGACCCAATTCATTAGAAATAACAATAATCTTACTTAAGATTTCATTTTTATTTACATCATCACTATTGAAATCAGCAATATAAATACTACCACTAACACGAGCAGTTTGACCTGTATATTTTGGACCTTCAGGATCTTCTCTATCAATAGCCCAGCCTTCAAATCCTACAGATGCAGGACCTTCTAGTGTAAGTTCTAAAGATTTTTTACCTGTTTTAGCAGTCCTTACTTGAGCACCATAAATGTGTGCATAAACTACTCCGGCTTCAAAAGATTTTCCTAATCCTGTGCCTTTTACGTCTTGACCTTCTGTTTTGAACATGTGTTTTGTTTTTTAATTTTTAATAATTGATTTAGTTCTCATAGTCTTTGATAGATTTCACTACATACTGTAAGTCATTTTGTATTTCCAATGTGGGAAACATTCCTCTAGGAGACTTACATGTATTTTCACCATTGGTTTGGGTTTCAAATACATACCTAATGTCACCTTCCTTGTTTCTTTTGGCTTTTCCAAACAATACAATAGAAAATAATCCTTCTAAAGTTAGTTTTTCATCAACCATTTTACCAATTGTTTTTGCTTTGAACTTACGTTTACCTTCCATATCTGTTGCTTCTTCTGCATGAGTAAGGAAGAATATGAGAAGGTCCTCTCTCATATCCTTAGGCATACGAGCAATTCTAGCTAGGTGTGCACCTATCTGTGTGAATTTCTCATACCCTTTCTCATTAGCTTTGTCAAAGAATTCAAAGGAACTCATGTACTGAAAGTCATCTACAACTATTGTTTTAATCTCAGGACGTTTCTCACTAACATACTTAATACAAGCTTCTATATTCTCAGGACCAGCTTTGTCATACATATTACCTGAAGGATTTTCTTTACTCCAGATAGTGTACTTCTTTCTCCATCCTTTAAATGGCAAAGGCTTGTTAGCCACGTTAATAATAAATGTTTCTTTTGGATCTAATGCCTCAATGCTAGTAGATTTACCAGCACCAGACTCTGCAATAATTAATACTCCTTGTGCCATATTTGGGTTTATTTGATTTTGATAAGGTCATTAAGCCATACTTTAGCACTAACAGGTTTTCCTGATAGCATGGCATAATAGTCTCTGATAGTCATATCAGAATATGGAGCATCCTCCATAGGTGATGGTGCTTTAGGAACCATAGCAATAGCTTCTTGAGCTTTTTGTGTAGGTTTAAAAACACTATCAGAAGTTCCTGTAAAGGCTGATACTTTACTAATAGCCACTGAACTTCTATGTACAACTTTTAATTCTTCAAGGGGAACTAAATAAGATCCTCTTGAGTTAAGTTCATACTCTTCTTCAAATGAAGGTGTATAAGGCACTCTATACACTTTTCTATCTGAATCAGTTGGATTTAAGTCTGAGTCAATGAGCTCAAAATAAAATCCTTTTGGTTTTTTAAACTCTGATGGAAAAATTCCTACTACAAGTCTTTTTTGTTCATCTAAGAACTGAGTCTTCATGTTAAAATCATAAATACCAATACCTAAATCAGCAATAAGTTCTGCATTGAAATCTCTTATTTCTTTTGTTTTTAGGATTTTGTACTTTGTCCTTTCATCTTCGGACATGCTGTGTAAAATACTCATGTTGTTTTGTTTTTTGTGAATGTGAATTGTTAAATTGTTGGACCATTTGTATTTGTAAATCTATTAGCTGTTCTTCTTTGTGGAGGCTGACCTGTTGGATTGGCTGCTTGAGGTTCTCCTACTTCTATCATTCTTTGTTTAGCAAACTCTGCTTTAAGAAATATTAAGTTGGTATCATCTGCACTGTTTCTTGACTTAAGAATATGGCAAAAGATATCATCTGTTTTACATGGATATTCTTTACGGCCATAACTTTCTATATCAGCTTTGTATGGTCTAGTTAAGACTAAGACCATGTCAGAACCTTGTTGTAATGCATCCCCACCAAATATATCAGCACTAGTTGGATAGTTTCCTACAGTACCAGGCATCTTTCTAAGAGGATCATCAATACTTCTATTAAGTTGAGAGATCATAAAGACAACTATTGGTAGTTTATTCTTTACTTTCATTAACATCTCTACAGTGTTATAGAGAGTATTGATCTTCTCTTTTTCTGTTATGTCTTTCTTAATTAACCAACTATGATCTATAGTTACAATTAGTGGTTTACCACCTAGCCCTTCATAAGCTTTGTAAATAGCTTCTTCCATTGACTTAACTGTAATAGGTTCATTAATTTGGCATCTAAAGTTACCAAACTTATGGAATGTTCTAGTATCATTAAGATAGTTTTCCATCATCTTAATAGCAAAATCATCCACTTGTTTATGTGTACTCAACACTTGATTGTAGTCAAGACCCACTTGAGATGCAAAGTCTCTAGATGCTGTTTGCTTAGCACCCATCTCAAACTGAAATTCTAAAATATTGAAATCTTGTGTAGGATTAAGAAACTTAGCTTCTCTTAGTATTTGACTAACAAACATTGTTTTGCCTGAACCAGGTCTAGCACCTATAGTTAACATTGATCCCCACTCTAATCCTGCTACCCCTGAATTATTAATACCACTCCAGGGAAGACTTAAAGATTTAATTTTACCAGACTGCCTGTCTTTTATATATTGTAGACCTTCTTCTAGTATCTCAACATACGTTTTAATACCAAAGGGTCTATCCTTTTGTGGAAGATTGAGAATATTCATTAATTTAATCCTAGTTTTAGTTTTGTAAAGGTATATAACTTTAAGGAAATTATCAAAATAATTTCAATCAAATAATACTTCCAGAAAGAAATATTTATGATAAAAGTGTTTATTATAAACCAGTTAACAAAACTAAATATTAGTCCAATTATAAGACTATGTACCAATTTTTCATATACTGTCATTATCTAATAGTTTTGGGTTATCAATTATCTGTTGACAATAATCAGCAAGTTTTGAACTCACTTCTTTTGTCTGTGGATTATGTTTTTTTATAAAATAGCTGCTTGTTGCCATATACATATAGTTTTTCTTTCTAAAGGCTTCATTGTAATAATCTGTTGCATCTAGTATAAGATCCCAGTCATATTCTGGATATGTCTTAAAAAACCATACAAACTTATCTTTTAACTCTTGTACAGATTGTCTAGCTAATTCACCTGAAGGCAATCTTTTAGCTGGAAATGCTTCTCTATACTCTGTAATCTTTTGATTAAAATCTTCACCAAGTACAGCTGCTGTTACTTTTTTCTTTGTTTTAACCAAATAAGTCTCAAATTCATTAAGTATAACAGCTGCTTTGTTAGTTAAACCCCCTGATTCATCTATTAAGCCCTTATGTTGAGCAAGCATTCTTTCAGCATCTACGTTAATTAGTGCTTTAGAAGGTACTATCTTCTCTCTACAACAGTCTAAAAAATAAATTTGATTAGGACTCACATTCCACTTGATCAAGGTACTCCATAGTTGATGACTCATAATCTTTCTTTATTTTGTTATATATTAAATAATATTTGCTTTTAAATCCTAAATCTGTTTCATATAAATTTTTAAATGTATTTATATTGTGAATAACTGTTGTGTGATCTTTACCACCCATGTATCCACCTAGTTCCTTAAGTGAATAACCCATTGTTCTTCCTATATAAAAGAAAATACTTCTTAGCTCAACTAGTGGCCGGGATCTATCTTTAGAAGATAACCTAGGTATTCTACCATATAACATAGGTAAATAAGGCTCAAAATAGGTTTCTAGCTGTACAAGTGTAATTACCATCTTACCATTATTCTTCTCATCTGTTAAGACTGTAGGTCTATACCCAACTTTCTCATAAAATTTATCAGAAAATTCCTTTATTAGCTGATTTTCTATTTTTTTCTTGTACTCTTCTGAATTCATAACTTTTTTAGGTTTTATCTTTTAAATTGATTATATTATATTGTAGAGAAAGGCATCAAATTTAGACTTTTTCCACGATTATTTATATGTATTTTATAACTTTTTATACTTTTTTAGGAAATGAGTCTACCAATCCCAAAAAACAAGCCCACTGCTGCTGGTAATGCATTAAAACTTTACGTATTTCCAGTTTTAGTAACTGTCTTAGCAAGTCTTATATGGAGAGATGTCACTGAAATGAGAAGTGATATTAAAGCACTTTTAGCTCAGTCTAATGTGGATAAGACAAAAATTGAAACACTTGAAAGAGATGTTAGATCATTAGAACAAGCAGTTTTTAACAAAAAAGCTATTGTTCAAGTGAACTATCCATTAAAAGATGGTCTTTACTATAAGCATGAAGAAATATTTAATATAGAAAAATATCTACCTAAGAAAACTATTATATAATTATGGCACAGTATCCTCAAGGCATTTTTCAAAGTCTACAATATCTTTTAAAGAAAGTTAAAGTACTTGCTTTACAGAAACAAACTATATATCCTGCATTAAATGCACCTTCTTCTTATGTATTACCTGGAAAAGGTGTATATACATTTACTGGTACTGGTAGTATAGTATTTCCTTCTGCAGCTTTAATGCAAGGACAAACTATTGTAATTTTATCTACAACAGGCATTATTAATATTTCATCAGTATCATCTATAGTTAATGGGATAACTACAATAACAACTCTTGGTGGAGGAAGTGCCTCAAGTTTAACTGCAGTAAATGGTATTTGGTATTTAGTAAGTCAAACTTAATATAAATAATAATGAATTCTAAAAACATATCATATATTATTATTGCTGTACTAATTATAATTATTTTTTTAGGAAGATGTTCTAATTCTACAATTATAACTCCTCCAAAGATTATAAGAATTGTAGATACAGTTAGAATTACAGATACCATAAAATCTAAGCCCAAGTTAATTAAAGTAGAATCTACTCCAAGAGAACAGTGGGATACAGTTTATATTCCTGATACTTCTTATAGAGGTCTTAAGAGACAATATCTTGATATGGCTGATGACTATCTATCTAATAAGTATTATAGTGATACAGTGTATATAAAAGATTCTATTAATGGTTGGTTGTATATTAAGGATACAGTAAGAAAGAATACATTAACAGGACGAGGTCTTGAGTATTCTTTATCATATCCTAAAGTGACTACTATTATAACATTGCCTGCTCCTAAAGTTAGGCAATTATACATTGGAGGTGAACTACATGGTAATAAAATTAGTCCTATTTCAGTAGTTGCTGTTGGACTATTATATAAAGATAAAAAAGATCAAATATTTGGTGTGAGTGTAGGATATTCAGATCAAATTATATTTGGTGTTTCAAGTTACTGGAAAATTAAACTAAACTAAACCACATGTTAAAGAAAATTATTACATTCATTAAATCCCTGTTTAAAAGTCAAGAAACATTTGAAGCTCCTACTATTGACTTTCATATTGATCTCAAGAAAGTAGATGAAATTATTAATGATTTTCCTGTGCTTCCAGAGATCTCTCATACAGCATTTACAGAATTACCTGTTCTTCCTAAAAAGAAGAGAGTATACAAGAAAAAACAAAAATAAATCCTAATCCCTATGAAAAAACTACTATCAGCTATCAGAGAAATACTTTCTGATGAAACTCAAAGACTCTCTTCTAAAAGAGTGGTAGGTATTATGTGTGCAATAACTTTATGTATTACACTATATGTAAATAGTTTTTCTGAAGAACACGTTGCTCCATCTGCTATTCTTGTAGAAACAGTGGGTGCTGTTACATTTGGTTGTTTAGGTTTATCAAGTGTAGATAAATTTATTAAAACTAAAAAAGAAGATTCTAAAACTGAAGAATAATGGCTTTAAAAAACTTTGGAATAAAATTAGCTGATAAGATTGCAAGTTTTGTAGGTTCTTGGGAATTTATTATACTTCAATCTGTAGTTTTAATAGTATGGATGGTTATTAATTTAGATAATATGGTTTCGTTTGATCCATATCCTTTTATATTAATGAATTTATTCTTATCAGCCCAGGCAGCTTATGCTACTCCTATGATTCTTATGAGTTCTAATAGACAAGCTGAAAAAGATAGAGAAGAACTATTGAAAGATCTTAAAGTTGATCAAAGTTCAAATGAATTATTACATTCTGTAATCGTTCTTCTTGTAAAACTAAAAGAAGATATTAAATTAGATAGACAATCAATTAGAGATCATAGTGAGATTCTTAAAGAATTAAAAGAACTTAAGAAAAATAAAAGCAAATGAACTTAGATAAACTAAAAGGACATATTCCAGAAGATGTGTTAAAGCAAATTCCAGAAGTAATGGAGAAGTTTGAGATTAATACATCTCAACGTCTAGCTCACTTTTTAGCTCAGTGTGCTCATGAATCTGGTGGGTTTAAACTTACACAAGAAAACCTTAACTATGGAGCTAAAGGCTTACGTGGTACATTTGGTAAATACTTTCCTACGGATGCATTAGCTGCTGCTTATGAAAGAAAACCTGAGAAAATAGCTAACAAAGTTTATGCTAATAGAATGGGTAATGGAGATGAAGCTAGTGGTGAAGGTTGGAAGTTTAGAGGTCGTGGTTTCATCCAATTAACTGGTAAAGATAACTATAAAGCATTTGATGCTTTTGTACCTGAAGATCTAATTGCTACACCAGAACTAGTAGCTAGTAAATATCCATTATTATCTGCTGCATGGTTTTTTCATAAAAACTGCCTCAAGAAAGCTGATCTTGCTCCTACAGGTAATGCTGTAATTATTGTAAGTAAGTGTGTAAATGGTGGTACCAATGGTTTGAATGAACGTATAGAAAACTTCAATCATTATTATAAATTGCTTAGTTAATGAATTATCAAAAAATATATGATGATTTAATGTTTGATAGATTGTTATTAAAAAAACAAAGGCATCTAGATAAAAAACAAGGAGTTTATTTTGAGGGTCATCATATAATTCCTAAATCTAAAGGGGGAACTGGTAATAGTACTAGAGCATTAAATCACTCTAATATAGTTTTACTTACTGCTCGTGAACATTTTTTAGCTCATTGGTTACTTTGGAAAATATATAGAGATAGATCATCTGCTTTAGCATTTCATAAAATGATGTCTACCAATAATTACCAAACTAGAAGTAAATCATCTAGAGGGTATGAAGAAGCAAGATTAGCTTTTAGTGAAACTAATAAAGGTAATCAGTATGGTAAAGGTGTTATAAAAGTTATATCTGAAGAACAGAAAAAAAATCATTCTAAGTTAATGAAAGGTAAATATACTGGAAAAGCTAATCCTTTTTATGGTAAAAAACATTCAGAAAAAGCTATTAATAAAATTAAACAAAGAATGCTAAATAGACCTAATGTTACTTGCAACCATTGTAATAAAGAAGTTGATCAATTAAATGCTATTAGGTGGCATTTTGATAACTGTAAAATGAGATAGGTACAATAGGATTAGAAGATCGTATTAAACATTTTGATGAATATTATAAACTACTTGCATAATGTTTAGCTATCCTAATTTGTGGGTGATGATGCTTGGTGTATTCACTGCTATGTTTTTTATTGTTGGTTGTGTTCATTATGTAAATAAATTATTTATAAATGACACAAAAGATGTACTAGTTAGATTTATTTTATTAGTATTTGCTGCATTAGTTGGAGTATTTATAGTGGATAAGGTGATAGCATTTAAAATAAAGCTATTATCAGATGAACAAAACAATCAATTATTTGAATTAATAAAAACATTAACCCTCATGATTTTTAGTTACTATTTTGGTACACAAAAACATGAAGACAAGAAAGAAAAATAATGGCAAAAGGTAAATCTCTAGGAGATACAAGAAAAGTTTCATTTGGTAGACGTAAACAAGGAAATGCTAAGAAATCTTTCAATAAGCATAATCCTCGTCCTAAAAAGTACCAAGCACAAGGTAGATAACCCTCTCACATATATCTGTTAGTGCCTCCTTCCAACTAATAGAAAAGAAAAGGGCCCCTATGTTAATAGAGGCCCTATTTTCATTAGTATACTTCTCCACACATTCCTACTTTTCTAATAGTGGTACCATCAAATACTACGACCTGACCTTTAGATGCATACTCTTCAATAACATTTGGACTAAATCCATCAAAAGAAGCTCCCTCTACACCAATGAAGAATGCTTTCTCAGAATACTTACTACAACAATCTTCTGCATCTGTGATTACTAATGCATTAGTATCATTACGTTCAATACTTCTAATAGCTTCATCAATGGTAGTACCACCTCCACAGTCAATCATAGAGATAGATATAAGATCATTCTTAGACTTCTTCACTCTGTTATCAAACTTGTAGACATCATTAAGCATATCCATAGACTTAAGTTTAGCAGCAAATGCTTTACAAAAATCTATCTTACTTATTCTTTGTCCTTCATCATTTAATACACCACAACTAGAGCTCATAGATCCTGATACATCTATATAGAGATCTATCTTACCAATTTTCTTGGTGTTCTTTACCTGTACATCTTCTGCAAAGATTTTTCTAAGCTTAGGATGCAACAGTTCATATTCTTCTAGACCAGCTATATTGTCACTGTTAAACAGATCTTCATACTCAGTCTTTTGATTAGAGCTGAAGTAGCTTACAGACTTGTCTAGTAGCTTCTTAATCTTCTCTTTAAGAGATCCCATAGAGAGATTAATTCTCTCAAGCTTAGCTGCAATTTGTCTAAGATAGTCAGGACTCAATTTAGCTGCTTCATTACCATCACCTGCCTGGTTAGCACTCTCAAACATCTGCTCTTGAACTTCTTCATCCATTACACTATCTATGTCTTTACACAACTCCTGGGCTTTCTGTAAAGCATCTTCTAGCATACTTTTACCTTGTCTGCTGTCCATCATCTTCTCCATGGCTTTTTCTACACCATCATTATCAAAATCAGACTGACCATTCAATCCATTCTTAATATCTTCAGCTGCAGCAGGATCTGTAAATTCCATCATAGTCATCCTTGTAATAAAATAACTAATGATATTACGTGCATAGATAGCAGATTTTAGATTGCTATTCTCAGACATGATCTTACCCACTGGATTATTAGCTCTCTCTAAGAACTTGAACTTAGTGTGGTTCTTCTCGTCTCTGTCCTCAAACTTAAGATCTTCAATCTTGTTGTAGTACATCTTAAAGACATCCTTTACCATATGATTAGGAAACTTTCTGTAGTTTTCACTAAGTTTAGTTTGAAAACCTGTCATACTAGGTTGTTTATCTGGAGCAATCTTCTTGAAGTCAGTGCTCTTGATAAACTTCTCATAGTTTTCTTTTACAGATTTACTATTCTGCATATGAGTATCCATGATATTCTCAAGCCTACGTTCATCAATATAATGCATGTAGGGTTTAATAAGATCTGGTTTTTTGTAGAAGTTAATTTTACCAAATAAGCCCTGGTCATCTTTATAATGGGATTTGATTTCTCCCTTCTTTACTTTTTCTAGAATGGTATATACATTCTTATATTCTTTTGCCATAAGACTTAATTTAAAAATAGGAGAGCCTTATTAAGACTCCCCTATTTAGTTTATTAAAATGGTAAACTAGAAGAAGCTACTTCTTCTTTGAACTCATCTGATACATTATAACTAGCACGAGCTGGGTGATTAGATAGGATCACTGAGATAGTACCTTCCATATCTTCCACTTGACTCTCATCCATAATACCTCTACTAGTATAAGCATTGATCAAGCTCTCAATCTCTGCTACAGCTAGTTCTAGACCTTCCCCTGTACTTTGAGAATGCAACATCTCAATCTTACTCATCACAGCCTTAACTTCTGGTGATACTAGTTTACTATCTAGTTCAGAAGCTGCTGCTTGAGAGATCATGATTTGTGCAGTCTTTACAAGAGCTTTGTCTATACTGTTATCCCAAATATAACTAACAGCTTTAGCAAGCCTTGGTACAAAAGTCAAGGTTCTGTCACTAGAACTCTTGTAGCCCACTTCTAAATACTTGTCTAGCTTACTGCTAGGGATCTCTATAGTATCCATTTCTGCTTGATTTGGAATACCAATGTTAAATTTCTCTTTATAATTTCTAGCACCCTTAGCATAATACTTACTCATGTCACCTGCTGATACACGGTTTACAGTCATCTTCAACATAAATCTGTCCCAGAATGGAGAGTCTTTCTCATCTTTAGGTATTTCATTACAAGTGGCAATAAATAACTTCCATTTACATGGGATTTTACTCTTACCATTGAATAAGAACTTCTCGTTCATTACACCCAACATAGCATTTCTAATGGCACTACTGGCTTTGTCTACCTCGTTGATAATAACAATATCAGCATCTGCTACAGGAGCATTTAGTTCATATGTATTCTGTGTAAACAACTTACCTAAGTCAGGCATACCCTTGATCTCTGATGCTTTAGTACCTTCATCAGTCTCTAGAATATACATCTTGTTTTGGAAATCTTCTGCAGTCATTTTACCATCCTTGTTCAACCATGCCTTAGCATATTCTATAATAGTTTTTGTCTTTGCTACACCTGGCTCACCTACTAGTAATAGAGGTAGTCCTGTAGCTTCTGCTAATGCAAGCATCTTAAATACTTCTTCCTTATTGATTAAGGAAGTTTCAATTGTTCTCACTTCTTGAGTTGTCTTTTTAGTAATTGACTTTACTTTTGCCATTTTGTTTGTGGGTTTTGTTTTTTGTGTTTTAAATGATTCTACTAAATCAAATGATCTTTCTGATATCATTCCATTATAGGTTTTGTAAACAGGATTAGTTTGTATACAATTTCCTATTGGAGGAGTAACTTTATAACCTTTCTCATTAGAATATATACCTTTTTCTATAATAATTACTTCTCTACCCACTTCTTCAGGAGCACAACCTATACCTGATTGAGTAACTTTTACTTTATCTCCAATTTCAAATTTATAATTCATATTTGCAGGTTGATTAGGAACAGGCACCCATCTCTGGATGCCTGCACTGTTAGCTTTTACTTCCCAATATCTACCATCATTACCTGGTAGTATAGTACCTACTGGATATGCTGTAGCACTATCTGTAGGACTGGGTCTATTAGAGGCTGGCAAAGATGTCTGCTGCTTCATTTGATGCCAAGATTGGCTCCCTGTCAACCACAGATACTGCTGGTTGTTGTGTAGTACCACTTGTCCTGTCAGTTGTGGATCCTTTGGTTTGCCCTGTGGTCTCATCTTTAGTATCGTCTATGATGTTAAAAATAGTAAAGCTTGTTTCTACACCCTTAAGTGCTGGATGTTTTTGGATTGCCATAATCTGCTGTGGATTAGCAGCATACTTTACTTCTATACTACCACAACCTAAGTCATCTTTCTTAAGCCATGTAAAACCATTGTTAAGATCATTTACTAATTGACTGACTGTTAAGTCTACTTTCTTGATTGCCATGTTACCAGTTGATTTTGAATGATGGACCATTTAGTCCGTTAATAATTTTGTTGCATTGATTAAATAAGTTACCACAATCCCATACTGTCTTTGTATAAGCAGCAGAGGCTGGGTGACTAACCTTGATGATGTGGTGGTGATCACCAATCATACTTTCTAATTCTTGTGCTTGTTTACCTAATAGAACAAAGATTAATCCACTATCTGTATAGTTTAAGATATCCATAGTATAAGCTATGAAATCTTGCCATATAGCATAGTGAGATCCTACTTTGTCCACCTGACATGTAAGTGCACTATTTAATAATAAAACTCCCTGGTTAGCCCATCTGGTTAGATTTGGATCTTGATAAGTTGGGAAGTCTTCATACACGTTTCTCTCAATAGCCTCAAACATATTCTTGAGACTAGGTTGAGGTTTACCTGTATTGCTACAACTAAATGCAAGTCCATCGGCCACACCAAAATGTGGGTAAGGATCTTGTCCTATCATAATAACTTTTAGTTTATCATGTGGACATTCTTCAAATGCTCTGAATACTTGTTTAAGAGGAGGAGTAAATCTTTTACCATCTTCTCTTAATTTATATAATGTGTCTAAGATCTTATCAAAGTCTGAGCTTTGAATAAAACCTCTAAGCTTATTTGCCCAACCTGATGGTTGTAGACGTTCTACTAGCTTACACTTAACTTCTTCTAAATTTATTTGTTCTGTCACAATCTTTATATTAATTTTGTTACAAACTATTTTATGGAAAAAATAAAAATGATTAAAAAAGATGCTATTGTTGATATTAAAATTGGAGCTGGCTTTATTTCAAGATTAAATGAAATATTAATGCAGCTTACAACTGATAAAAACAAAGAAGATCTTGAAAAATACAGGAAAGAAGCAGAAGAAAATAAAGGTTTCTCAGAACCTTGGATGGAGTCAGCTACCACTGTAGGTATTCTACTAAGAGAAATACAGAATGAAGCTGAAAAACAAGGAATGACTTATGAAACTACAGTAGATGAAGTAACTAAAGAACTAAAAGATCTTATTTCTGAAGAAATTCCTACTGAAGAATAAAACCAACCTGCTCACCAATTTCAATTGCTGCCTGTATAGCTAGTGATAGTTCCTCTCTAGAACAATCTCCAAAGCTTTTAGCTAGGAAATATTCTTTACCAGAAACTTCTCTTGCTATACAGAGACCAGCTCTATCTTTTACCAACAGCTTCATGTTCTCTACAGTTTCTCCTATGTGCATACTTAACTGTTTAAGCATTACATGTAGTTTAGCCAGCTGTGGCAGAGTACCATCATCATGCTGCTCTTCATAGAAGAATTCTACTATTGCTCCATCAGCTAGTCTAGATACAAACAATTCATATTGTTTTGCTGCTGCTAATGTAAGAGGCTTTAATAATCCTCTTTCTTTTTTATACTTACCGTTTAGATGATTCATACATCAAAGTATTTAATTTTTGATTGGTCTAGATCTTTAAGAGCTTCTTCCACCCACTTCTCATCTATTGTACCTTTATAACAAAGTATATGGATAGTAGCTGTTTCATCAGGATTAAGTCTTAGAAGTCTACCTATACGTTGATTACTCTTTCTCTCATTACCATATGCATGCATGATAATGCCGGCTCTTAGTTGAGGTATGTTTACACCCTCATTGAGCTGAAGTACACATGATAGTTTATCTATGTTACCTTCTTTAAAATTCTGTAAATTTAGTTCTGCATCTGGATTCTTAGAGTGTACAGAATACCTACAAGTTCTGTCTGCCTGATCTTGTGTGTTACAAAATAGTATACACTTTTCATCAATATCATTTAGAAGAGTCTTTGCATAGGTTTCTTTAGTCATAAAATCCATTAATGCTCTCATCCTCATAATAGAAGTTATCTGTCTTTGCTTAGGACCATTAGCTTCATATACACGTTCACTCCAATAATTATAATTCTTGGTTTCTGATGTATAGAACTCTTTGTCTTTAAGTTTTACAAGAAGATTATTACTATTTGAGAGATTCATCCTGTGTACTATTATTCTATAATCATTTAGAATATCATCAGCCACTGCATCATCTGTGATATATGTAAACTTCATTGGGCAAAACTGGGTAACCATTCTACCTTTATCTGAATCTTGATATCTTGGTGGAGTGCCTGTCAGTCCTAGTATTCTACCACCAAACATTCCTAAGAAGTTCAAGTGAGAGTCTAAAAGACTATGACATTCGTCTAACACTACAATATCAAAATCTTGTGGGTTGTATTTGTTTAGAGATAAATAGGTGGTAAATTCTATACTGCTTATATCAATCTTAAATCTATCAGCATCATTTCTCCAAGAATCAAATATAGAAAGCTTGGGTGCTACAACCAGCACCCTAAGCTTCTCTACACTGTTAACTTGCAAATGATCAACATATTTAAGACCTATAAGAGTTTTACCTACACCCATTGAGATGCCTAAACCACATCTTTTGTTGTTTAATGCTACTGTTAAAGCATCTTTTTGGATTTGGTCTCTTTTACTCATTAGTCAAATACTCTTTGTACTGTGTTATCAAATGGATTAAACTCTACTTGATTGTATGATCTGTATTTTCCTTTAGGGAAAACCATTTTATCATGTTCATCATGTGTAAGAATACCCATGTCAGCTAACATAAATGTAATGCTATTAGGTGTTTCATTATATTCCATGTCTTTCTTAGACTCTAGAATATGTTTGTGCCCGATGATTTCTCCTTCACCAAGAACAATTCTCTTTGCTTTTTTCATACTGTTTAATTTTAAGTTTCTGAATACATGAGGTTTAAATAATCTTGTTTACCTAGATGATACATTGTAGCCGAAGTTACGTCTTTATCTATTTCATCCTTGATTTTAGCTACAATAATATCACCTTGTCTATAGATTTTTTCTACATCTCCAATAGGTACATCTAGTCTAATAGTCCAGGCAATTGCTCTAATAGCATCTGACTTCTTTTCTTCAGGATTCATTGACCACCAGCTTTCTGATGCTGCATCTTTTGGTACATACAACCAATATTCTCTATTAGTAGTGGTGCACCAACATCTTACAGCAAACACAGGGTCTGGCTTGCCTCCCCATCTGTTTCTTTCATAGAGTTTATCACCTTCCATTTCATAAAGTTCATACACGTCTTCAAACTCATGTGTATATTCTTTTAAAGAATCATCCCATCTAGCTCTTTTCTTTTTAATTACTTGTCTATCTAATAACTTTGGATCTAGTTCTTTAAATAACTTTTCTACACCAATAGCATCAAAATAAACACGTCTATCTTCTGTATTAGGTACTTTAAGTGCTTCTTCTACTGTTATGGGTTTTACTCCAGCCCAGCATTCTTGTACAAATAAGTCAAAATCTTTAAGACTTTCATGAATAATAACTTCTTTTTGAAAATCTCTATAATCTTCTTGATATTTAGTCTTCCATAATCTTAATGCATCAGTAAGATTAAATCCTTCTCTATTGTTTACTATATATTCTATTTCTCCGTACTTAATCTTCTGTTTCATTGTTTGCATTTAATTGTTTGTCAATAGCTGCTGCTGTTTCATCATCAAGTTCTAGTACAATAGGATTTTCCCGTTCATCATTTACTGTAATTTCTACTTGTTTAATAGTAAATACTAAATTTTCACCATCATCAGTAGCATTATCTCTATTTAGTGTCCAAACATCATTACAATTTGCAACTTCACCATGTCTACTAAATAGATGATCAAACTCACTTTCTAATATTTCTTGTAATGCTGTACAAAATACTGAATGAGTGTCCGTGAGAAAACCATTCTTTACAATAAATCTTGCATTCACTGTACATTTTTCATCATAACCTGCTACTTCACATTCTACAATAAAACTATTAAACCACAATGCTTTAGGAATCTTAATAGTAATGTCTGAATCTATAACATCTATTTGATCTTCACTATAATAATCTACACCAACAAATGTACTGGTTGTTGGATCATATATAGCTTCTCCTGAAGCATTAAATTCACCAGCCCAGCTACCATAATCTAATAGATTATCAACTCTATCTACTAGAGCTCTAGTGTATTCATTATCTACTTGAACATCATCTATTTCAAAGTGAGCCCATCCTGAATCATTACCACCTTCCCATACTAGTTTAAGCTCCCCTTGATTTTCATGTTCGTAATTACACCATTCTATAATTGATTTTACTTTAGAATTCTCCTTCATAAGTTTTAGTTTGTCTGTTAGTGTCATAATCTAATTTTTCGTCTGCTATTTCTCTTAGCATTTTTCTACCTTCTCCAGGCTTATACATCCACCCTTGTGGTGTCATACAATCTAGATAATCTTTAATGGTTGGTATTTTACCAATGTCTTCCATAACATGTTGTTCAGCTATAGTTCTAACAGGTACATCTTTTCCGTCTGAGTTAGTAATTACTGTTCCAAATTTTTCCTCACACCAAAAAATGCCCTCTGAATGATGACGTAATGCTCTATGTCTCATATCAGGGTATGCACTCTTAGTTTCATCAAAAAAATCATGAATTTTTATATAATCCTGCCATACTCCCCCATGTTTACGGCTGGAGCTGAGGCTGTGGTGATATGGATGACTCATTAATAATACAATTTACGTGTTGGATAAATTTCATTCCATCTGTTTACTAAATCATCCCAGTAACCACTTTCTGTTTTATATTTAATGATGACAGCTACTAGTTCAGGAAAAGCCATTGATAATTTAGCTTGATTGATTACATCTGCTTTAAATACAGTGTCTATAAAGGAAGTCAAAAATGATCCTTGTAAATTAAGTTTATACATGCAAAATTCATATTCTGCTTCTGTAAAATTAGTTAGTGTTTCCATTATTTTTAGCTTTACATTTTTCACAATGTTGTGGGGGTAAATAAAGACCTTTAGAAAGAGCATATTCTACTTCTTCTTTAGTAAAGTCTTCACCTGTTTTAATAATCACTCTACATCCAGAACAAAGCATGGCTAACATACCACTATTGAACTTGACTTGAGCTCTGGGTTTCTCCTTCTTCATCTATCATTATTTTTACTCGTTTACCTTTAACAACATTATTGATGATATCTTCTATCTGTTGTCTTTGTTCAACATCAAGTCTCATTAGCTGATCAGTGATATGATCTATACCAAGAGAGTCAGACATTTCTTCTTTATAGAATTTACGTGTTTTCTCACTGAGCCTATCATATACATCATTAATGATATAGTCACACTTCTGTACATAACCAGTAAAAGTGTTTTTAATGGTGCCTTTTGAAGTAATTTTGATATCCTCAAAGTATTGCTTGGCAATATTGATATGATGTAATCCTTTGGCTAATGAAAACTTATCATCAGAAAATTGTTTCTCTATCATCTGTATTTTCTTATAAGTTTAAAAATCTCTGTAATGTCTGTAAAATCTAGTTCTTGTCCCATTCTTACAGGTAGAAAAGCTATAGTAAAGCCATGATTACCTTCAAAGTAGTCTTCATACTTGATTCTATTGCCATTTACACTATCTATATAAATCCATGGATAGTTACCTATTAACTGTACATCTATGTTTAGCTTCTTCATTCTTTGAATAAAGACATCTAATTTTTTAAAATCACTCATTTGGTTGTGGTTTTAGATTGTAACTAATTTCTCTAGCCATACTTAGTAAAGTAGAGTTTACTGAACTGAATAGTGTTCCAACTGTAGACAATTGAGAGACACTTGCTTTTGCATACAAGTCATCAACTTCTTTTTTGAGTATTTTACTTTTCATTAATAGCTCTTCAACAGCATTCATTAATTCTACATCAGGCATTGATTCACCTTTAGTAGGTAGGCCATCAGGTTTTACAATACCTTCTTGGTTAGCCCAGTTTACATTTCCTTTAATTATGCTCATCTTTCTTTGGTTTTAGTATTTCTTCTAATTGATTTCTTATTAATTCAGCATTGTCTCCCCAATACATATCACACTTCCCATTATCTTCTATAGGAGGATCAGTAAACCATGATTGATATTCACTGGGTCTTGCTGTATATCTATAACAACCTTCTTTGTGGGAACAGTTTGTCCCTTTACACATTGTAATATCAGGCATACTCTTGAGTTTTAAGGAGTTATTAAATTACCATCACCATATTGTGTTGCATAGTATTCATCTATTAGCATATCTAATTTCTTAGATTCAATAAAAGCTTCTACTACTTCTTCTTCATTGTAATATTTTCTTGGTTTGTTATGAATATATTCTTTTTCATTAAGAGAATACCATGAACCATCTTTATAAGCATGCCAGCTATTTTCTTTTAGCCATTCTAAAAATTCTACCATAGTTTTAATATTTAAAATATTCTTCTTCTTTTACTTTAGGATAAAGCAGTCTTAGATTTTGATAGAACACAGCCTTGGTTATCTTTAGTTGTTTAAAGATGTCTTTGTTCTGTATCTTTTTATAATTGTTTTTTATAAAATTGATTTCTCTATTGCTGAGGGTACAATTCTTCTGATTCTTGACTTCTCGTGCTGTCATTGTCTAAATGTTTTTTTACTTCTCTCCAATATTTAAATCTAAGTACATTTTGTTGCTGTCTGCTTTCATCTATAAGTTTTTCTACTATTATCAAAGCACACTGTTTGTTATAGTGCTTTTCTTTTTTATAGTCTCCTAATGCAAATAGAGGTCTTGTAGATATTTCATATTGATTAACTAATTCATTTGCTTGTTCTATAGGTGTCATTATTTATTTTTTAATTTTTCTCTATACCATTTACAAGCCATAACCCAAGCTCTTACTTCTACTCTACTTGGTTTGCACAATCCCTCTTTATTATACCATTCTTTAGCACCTTTCTCTATTTCTTCATCTGATATTTCTTTTGTAAGTTCAGCTATAGCAGCATTATATCCTTTTGCATACCCATTCTTATACATCACTTCATCTTGTTCTGTACATCCATCACAACCTTCCCAAGACATAACCTTTCTAATAATCTTAGCATTAGTAACTCTTTCTTCATTTTTTTGGGTTTCAGTATAATCTTTTTTAAATGTTTCAGCAATTCTCTGGATTTCAGTTAAGGGTGTTGTTAATATAGTATATGTATATTGATATTCTTTCCCTTCCTCATAAGCATCTATAATCTCTTGCTTGTGCATTTCTTTAGCTTGTTCAAAGTCTTTTGCAAAGTCTTCTATAGTATACTTCTTAGCATTGTGGTGACCTTCATACCAAGACAAATACATCTGAAATCTTTCTTCTAACCATTCTATTGATGTCATAATTTTTGATTAAGAATTTGAATTAATTTAATTAAACAAACTAGTTCTGCTTGTTCATATGTACTCTGTGGTGTATGTATATTTTCTTTTCTCCATCCATCACGAGTTATTGGAACATAAAAAACATTACTAGAATCATTTATACCTTTTTCTCTTCTTATTTCATGATGTAGATTGAACTTCTCTCTAAACCATCTAAATGCTTGTTGGTATAGTGGTGCAATAATATTCCCTAAACGAATAGTATCTTGACCAGTGTTTGATACATAATGCCAAAGTTTACCTTTTTCATCAAAACTACCAAAACAGGGTTCATCAAATCCTAATTCTTTTAAAGCTAATGCTTGTTGATATGGAATAAATTCTAATTTCATGTTATTCTGTTTCATATTGTACATTAATTAATGCTGCTTTACAGGCTGAGTCTTTAGATAGTAGTTCCATCATGTATTCATATCTCATGATAGTAAGATCTTTAACACAGTCTTCACTCTTTAATGAATCACATTCATTCTGAATTTTTGTTGCTACAGTCTTTTCTGTATAAAATCCTATTAATGTTCCTATAATAAGGGACATAAGGATGATTAGTAGTGTATTCTTCATAATTATAATTTTTAGTAGTTAGAGCATGATTCGAACATGCATATCCCATCTACATTGACAGGGTGTTACCAATTTCACCATCTAACTAACCACAACTATTACTCCCCTGTACAAGTTGTCAATACAGCTAACTTACGATTTAGAGGACTGTTGCACCTGTGCAAGAGTGTAAACTCTATTCTGAGAGGTGTTCCTGAGCTTTCGATCCCATGGCCTGTGGGCTAATTATCTAATAGATTTCTCCATTTTAATTGTGTTTCATAAGGATTTTTTACATACTCATTTAACTCATCCATAGCTTTACCTACAGATTCAAATGGTATTCTTTTACATCCTACAGATACAATACAACCTCTTGAAAGAAATTCTATTGTAATAGTATAATCTTGTAATGCTCTTATACTAGAAGGAGTTTCTCTTTGTTCTGTAGGCACTGGCATTGTTAATTCATTTTCTTCTAATAATGGTCTCATGTTATTTTATTTTTGGTTGGTTTAAAATACTGTATTACCTGCTACATTTTTAAGCATTAGTACACATTCTTCTACTAATTCTTTAGTTTCTTCAAGAAGTCTTTCTAATTGTTCTATATAATGCTTTTGCTTAGCAATAATATCATTATTAAGTTCTGATATTTTTTTATAGCTTTCTAACTGCTCCTTTAATGCAGTAATATACTGATTTTGTAATTCTTCTACCTTCATTTTTTGTAAACTTTAAAGTTAATGATTTGTAAACTAATGTTAACCTATAGGTGTTGTTAAAGTAGGTAAATGCCACCATTCATTACCATAACTGGTATTACAGGTGGTAAAACTGGTCATTCTGTATCGTTTTATGACTCGTTAAGTCTAGACTGTGAGAAACCCAGCTCTTTAGCTTCTTCAGGGTGTTTTTTCCATAAATATCCATATGCTTGTTTTTGTTTGCCATTAAAACAATTTTTAATAGCTGTTCTACTAGATAACTTTAAATCTTTTATAACTGTTTCTAAATTATCATAAATTTTTATTAAAATACCATCTAAAGAATATTGAGCTATTTGGTTTTTATAATAAGAATCACAAGTATTGTCATAAGACCATATATAACCTCCAGCTGTTTTTCTTTGTTTATTTGTTACTTTAAAAATAGAAGCAGCATCTATATTTGTAATATTACTAGCTTCAAAAACAGATTCATAAGTATGTATACAATTACATTGTTTATCATATTGATATACAAAATGTTTACCTTTATTAGGAACATTTACTGTAATTTTTTGTAAATAGTTTTCTGTATACCATTTCCAAATATAATTACCACATGTAGTAGATACTCCATTTAAATTAGCATATATACTTTTATCTTTAACTTTTAAAGTATATGTAATTTCTAATACATTATTCCAAATTTGTATAAAATTACCTTCTAAATCATATTGAATAATTTTTTTAGGATCTCCACTTTTATGTTCACCACCAGAAGATATATTAGCTAATAAACCTGTATTATGACATATTCTACCATATTTTTTAATTAGATCTATTTCAGCTTGCATACATTCATCTTGGTTTTCATAAGTTTTTATAATATCTACTATAATTTGTTTTTTATTTTTAGACCAAATTTTATTCCATATAGGATTTCTTTTACCAGGTCCAAATTCATATGCTCTAGAATATCTACCTGGAATATCTGAACCAATACCAACATAAAATACTTCATTAGTATCTGGTCTTGTGTGAGTATAAAGATAAAATTGTTTGTTCATAATGTCATATAGTTTACTGTACAATACAATATATGACAAATACTACAAACTACCAAATTATTCTCTAAGTTTTAATCCCATTTCTATAGCTTCATCTGCTGATAAATTATCATGGATATATGTATGACAATTACGACATACTGCTTTCCATGTACCAACTTTTAGGTAATGTTTATCTCTATCTTTACCAGAATAAAGGTGATGAACATCTGTACTAGTTCTTGTACATCCTACTAGTTTAGCTTCACAGCTAGGTTTAACTACTAAAAAAGCTTCTCTAAGTCTACCATAAGTATCCATCTCCACCCGTCTCTTTGCAGAGACAGGGGAAATAGACTTGGGTTTCTCAATATTGTACCAACATGATTGGCAGTATTTTTCTTTACCATGTGACTTCCAGATGTGCTTCAGTTCTTCACATCCTGCACATAGTTTAAGTTTAGCTTGTATACTCATGTTAACTGATAAAAGTTTAAAGGCAATAACTCAAACTCCATAAGTTTACCAATTATGTGTTGTTGTTTTACACCTAGTTCTTTGAATGGGATTTCTTCTTCTTTTGGTAAATCATCTATATAACCTGTAGTTGCACACATAGCTTTTACTATAGAAGATTTAGGAAACAAAGATAACATAAAGTTGTCTAAATTAGAAAAGGTTATGTCTTGTTTCCAGTTACGTAATATTCTTTGGGCTCTAGCATAATTCCTTGTAACACTAACTTTAGTGGCTTCAGGCATTGCTGCTATTTCTTCTTTAGTGTAGGCTTTAAAACCATATACCACTTTAGAATAAAGGTCTTTTTGTACAGGGGTAAGTTTAAACTCTTCTTCAATCTTCTGATACTTAGTAGTACCTTCTAACTGAATCTTACTTACATAGGAGTTGTATCCTACATATTGGTGCTTGTTAGCATCTCCATATGATATTACCATACCATTAGAGTTACAAGAGATTGTCTTGTTTGTGTTTGTCTTTGACATTGTGTGTAGTTTTAATTATTAATTAATTTCTATATAAAAAAGGGGCCTGTTATTAGCAGACCCCCTTCATTCTTCATTAACCCTTCTAAATTATAAAGTGGCTTCTTTACTATCTTCAGTCTTTAATAAAGACATAAGCTGTTGAGCACTCATTACTTCTCTAATCTCTGTGCTATTATTGTGAGATAACAACTGATCATAAGCATTAGGATTAGTTGTATAGAATGATTGCCTATAAATAGGTTGATCATCTACACGACAAATGATACCTGTATTACCAGCAACTTTAAGATCACGGTCTGGATTTTCTGTATTAAATGGGGTGAGAGACTCCACTACAACAATTTTACCTGGTAAAACATTACCTTGTCTATAGTTTGTTGCAATCAAATCTTCTACTTTACCTTTAATTAATGCTGACCTTTTTACATTTCTTAACCAACCTTGCTCGTTGATTTGGGTGGTTACTTGTTCTAAACGAATATAACCATACTCTGGGTTATTTTGTGATACCCCAACTACATTACCATTTGGATCTGCTGTTACTACTACTTTGTTTTCCATAACTTTTTTTTGATTATTAATTAAACTAAAAAGCCCTTAACTACAACAGTTAAGGGTGCTCAGAATAAATATTGTTATTTATTCGTCCTCTATATCAGCATCTAAGTCTGATAATTTATCTATCTCAGGAATATTAGTTAAGTCAGGTAATATTTCAGGAATGATTGCATTAGAATTATCATGCTTGCTCAGTATTGAGCCGTGCCATGGATTTTCATAAATATCTCCATAGTTGTATGCAATAAGATATTCTAACTCTTCATCACTCATGTCAAAATACTGCTCTGTACTCATTTCTATTACCCTTCCATTTGGGAGTTGATAATACATGTATGTATAGTTTATTACATAAATATAATAAAAAATATGAGCTACAATGCATTAGCAAATTATTCAATGGACTATAGGGCTATAAGTCTTTCTTTTTGCTTTTATTAGCATACATTTTCTTCTTCCAATAAGCATTAGTGGCATTGATATGCTCTTGCTTCTCTATAAGTTTTTCAGAACATTCTTTTAATGCTAATTTGGCCTCTACAAGTTCTTTCTTAGCTTTTCTACCAAATAAATCCATAATTAATTTTTAAGTTTTTTAAATAGACCTGCAAATCTACCTGTTGTTTCTTTTGGTACAGT